GGTTTCAAGAATGGACAAGATAGCAGCAGCACTGGTGAAAGCGCAGAAGGCATTCGGCCCAGCACTCAAGTCATCAACAAACCCGCACTTTAAGTCGCGTTACGCAGACCTGGCGGCTTGTGTCGAGGCTGTGATTGATGGACTTAACGCCAACGGTATCGCACTAATGCAGCGCACACACGAGTGTGAGACTGGTGTAATCGTTGAGACGATCTTGATACACGAGTCAGGCGAGCAGATCAGCGGAGGCAAGCTGCACGTGCCTGCCAGCAAACACGATGCCCAGGGCTACGGATCGGCTCTTACCTATGCAAGAAGGTACTCGCTCATGGCAACCACTGGCGTGGCGGCTGAAGACGATGACGGTAACGCAGCGTCTAAAAAGCCTCAGATCAGCCTACAGCAGTCTTTAGCAGCAATGGAGGCATCAACCTCTATGGAAGCACTGAAAGCCGCTTATAAGGCCGCATTTCAAGCCCACGGTGCAAACGAGCAGATCGAATCCATGAAAGACGCAATGAAAGCCAAACTGATGGAGGTCAAGTAATGTTCACCCACCCCTGGCCGTTCCGTACAACAGACCCTGAAACAAGCAAGACGCCTGTCAAGATCGAGCGGCCTAAAAAGATACATCTGATGATTCTGAAAGAGCTGATGGCAGGCCCGATGAATGCGTATGAGGTATCAGAGAAGCTACCTCACATCCTGTATCAGTCGATCACTCCACGAGCTGCATGGTTGCTGAGACAGAAACTTGTAGAAATTGATGGGTATCGCAAAGGCTCACACCGAGCACAAAGAGTCTGGAAAATCACACAAAAGGGGATTGATTATGTTCGAGCAGCTGAAGAAAGTAAGAAGGGCAAAGCAGTACGACAGGCCCAACTCAGAGCTGGAGAAAGCAATAGCCGACGTGCGGCGTAACTTCCCCCACCTATTTTGGAAAGAGCATGAACTCCATAAACGTCGCTTCTACAACCAACCAGCTCACCCAGTCCCTTACGCAGGATACGTCTCAGCGTACAAACCAATGGTTCCAGGAAAGGCTGGGCCACGTAACAGCAAGCAGGGTAAGTGACGCGATAGCCGGTAAAGACACAGCCACCAGGCGCAACTATCTAGTTCAACTGGTAGCCGAAAGACTTACCGGAGAAAAGCAAGAGTCATTCACCAACGCTGCTATGCAATGGGGTACGGAGACTGAACCGCTTGCTCGTGTGGCGTATCAGGCATCACATGACTGGGTGGAAGAAGTCGGGTTCATCAAGCACCCATCAATCGAGTGGTTCGGGGCATCACCAGACGGGTTTACAGGTGACGGTCTGATTGAGATCAAATGCCCCAATACCACGACGCACCTAGACTGGAGGCTTGATGGGGTTGTTCCAAAAAAGCATCAACCGCAGATGCTGGCACAGCTCGCTTGCACAGGACGGAAGTGGGTTGACTTTGTATCGTTCGACCCACGCCTGCCAGAAAAGCTACAGTTGTTTGTAGTTAGATTTGAACCAGATCAGAAGGAGATAGACGCACTAGAAACAAAGGTCAAAGCATTCTTAGTAGACGTACAAACAGCAATCAACAAACTGGAGCAGTGATGGTTAAGTATGAATTAAGCGCAGCAATCGGCACGTACCAGAAAGACGGTCAAGAAAAGACTCGGTGGGCAAAGATCGGTACGGTAATGGAAACCAAGTCAGGCAAGCTGGCCCTAAAGATCGACACGATCCCGGTCAACTGGGATGGCTGGGCTAGTTTGATGGAGCCTCGCCCGAGGGATGATCTGCAATTTTAAGAGCAAGTTTCTCGCTCTCAATAACACGCCTCTCCCAGCCTCGGCCATACGTCTCCCAGGTTGGGAGAGACTTCATATAAGCTAAACGACGCGCACACAGGTCTTTTATCAACTTGTCGACAGGTTGAGCCTCTACAGCCTGCAAAGTCATGCGACCTATAGCACCATCAGGATTGGCACCGACAGCCTCTTGTAGGAGCTTTGCAGCCCTTCCAGGCCCACTGTTAACGCACGTATCAAACACGATGTAGTCAACACCAGCAGGCAGATCGTCAGCCTTAACAGCGTCCCAGTAGCGTCTCTTATAGAACCCGTTCACCAGCTCAGGCGTAAGTGCCTTCATCTCATCGTGAGTCACCTGCCTACCGAGATAACCCTCCCAGGCTTTCTGTGTGACACCGAGGTTCGTACAGCCCTTGCGACCGTCTGGTAGTTGATTACCAGGGTCACGCTCGTCATCAGTGAAACCGCCCTCAGATTTCATTAGTTCGTCAAAAATAATTTGGTATGTTTCTTTCGCCATGATATAATCATCCAAACAAGTCAAACGAGGTGCAACATGAACGAAATTTGGAAGCCGGTTATTGGATTTGAAGGCCGTTATGAAGTTTCTTCATTAGGACGATTTAAGGCTTTAACTAGACAAATTTACTATAAAGACGGTCGCGTTGGTAACTTAAAAGAAAGAATGATCAAAGGATCAATTATGAACAACGGTTATTTAGTTGTATCGCTAGATAGCCATACCAAAAGACTGGCACATCAATTGGTTCTTGAGGCATTTGCCGGTGTGCCAGAGTATAAACAAACAGTAAACCATAAAGATGGGAACAAATTAAATAATTGCGTTGATAATTTAGAGTGGGCTTCTTATAAAGAAAACAATATACATGCTAGGAAAACTGGGTTAAACAAACAACACGGAGAAAATTGCAATCTTCATAAATATTCAGATCAATTCATATCAGCGGTCAGGAATGTGCACTCTGCTTACAACCCAAGTTATGAAGATCTTGGCCGTTTATTTGGATTAACCGGATGTCATGCTCGTCAAATTGTATTATATAAAACTCGTGAGCAATCATCTGCTTGAAAGCAAAGTCCCAGTTCTTATTCATTTGGAACCCTTTGCAAAGATTTTTTCAGCAGTACGGCCACCAAAGTACGCGAGCATGATAAGTTGGCCCCACTCGCCCAGCAGCTTGACGTAAGACTCGTTCACGCTCCAACCAAATGCTGAAGCAGAGGCAAACACAAAATATGCCCCCAGAATCGCTATAAGCGTCATAGGACGTATATTTTTAGACAGCCATGAGTCACTACCCATGTCTGCCTTCCAACGGTCTGTGACGTTTTGCTGCTCTGCCTTAAACAGTTCGGTTTCGTTTGCCAGCTTTGCAAGTTCGCCTGATTGCTGTAGCTGCGCAAGCTCTGCTTGAGCCTTAGCTTTGGCTTCAGGGTCAGGGATGACTTTATCGAGAACCTTGCCAGCAAACGGCAATAACGCACTAAGCACTGGCAGCATCATTCTTCCCCAGCATGTTAGCTACAGCTTTTGCACCCTGCCTGCCAGCAATACCACCGACGGCACCGATAGACAACATCATTACATCTTTCAGAATCGATAGAAATTTGTCATCGATAGGGCTGATGTTCTCCATGTCGTGCTCTACAAACAAAACCCCGAGAATGATCGACACGACAGACACAACCAGAATAAACGTGAGCGATAGAGCAATGATCGCCCAGACCCTGACCTCTATCTGTTCAGCAGTTAAGTCTTTCATGTTATTGCCCCAACAGATACAGCATCCACACAATGACAGCTACACAGATTGCTAGGACAACAGCAAGCGCATGACCGTCTTTTATGCTTTCGTCTTCATCATTTTCGGGTTTACTGTCCATCTGGCCATGCCTCCCAGATATATCTGCCGAGGTTAAACAAGATGATTCCACCGATACCAAGAACCATCGCAATCAATGCACGTTCGCGCTTTTGCCGCTCTCGCCTTTCAGCCTCGCGTTGAGCAGCCAACTCTGCTGCCCGTCTACGCTGGACGATAGCGTTGTGTTCAGACTGGATCTGATCCCATACATCACCCTGACCAGACCAGATTAGAAACTCTCTAAGTTCGTTCGTCATCTGCTGGACTTTGCGAGCAGCGATAACCGTTTCGAGAGCCTCTGACATTACAGACTGTTGAGGCTTGTCTGACTTGGCCTTGCGTTCTTCGTTAGACGCACGGTTCAGTTGGTCTTGAGTGTCAAAGAGCTGCATGAACTCGCCCAGACATTCATGCGCCTCTTTCCCGATTGATATGGCCTTTTTAATGCCCTCGACTGCCGCTTGAGCAGTGGCCAATGCGACAGCGACTTCAATCATTTCACACCTTCAGAACGAGTCCCAGCAATAGCAGGATGATAGCGCCAGCAGACCCTAGTAAGATAGTCTCTAGTCTCTTAAGCCTGGCGTTGATTCCCTCGTATCGAACAGCACAAACTTCTTCATGCGTTGAGAAACGGGCTTCCAGTTCCATCATGCACTCCACGGCATTCCATTAGCGGTTACAGGATTCAGTTGCTTTTCGACCTTAGCCGTTAGATTGGCTTCGATCTCGGCCTTCTGATCGCCCAGCGCGTCATACACCCAGCCCAGTACGATCTCTTGCGTCAGCTGGTCGTAGGGAATGAAGCCTGGCTCGGACGGGTTGTTCTCGTAGGTGGTCGTGCCACCATAGAACGCGCCGCCAGCGCCGGGGGCCGAGGCTGTGCAGGCCCATGCGACATTGATGACAAAGCCGTCGTTGATGACGCGGGTCATGTTGTTGACGGCCCATGTGAGAGTGACTTGAGACATGGTGATTTCCTTTCGGGGTTAAATTAGTCGCCTGTACCAAAAGCAATACAGACCGCAGAAGCGTAAAACGCTTTTTCAGAACCGCTAGAGTTTGTAATTTGTAATCCCGTTCCACTGACGGAAGCGGAATAACTTGCACTTGTCTTGTCACTGACAGTGCTTACAATTTCAAGTGTAGATGTTGTTCTGAACACCAGAAGCAACAGCCCAAAAGCCGCTGTATCAGAGCGAGACACGTTGATATAAGAAAAACCTCTGTTTGGTGTAATGACTGTTGCAGTTGCGCCGTTTGCAATTGTTGTTGCGGAAGGAGCAAGTGCCTGAATAACACCGTTGACAGACAGTGTTGCGTCTGGAGCAGACTCGTTAATACCGACTCGACCATTCCCCGCATCCACAAACAACGCATGGGTGTTGGTGTCAGACTCGACGCGGAAGTCGTAGTCTTCTCCCGGCTCATTCACTACCATCTCTGTGGCGGTGATCTTGGCACGCTCGGTGAAGGTAATGGCGTTGCCTGCGGTGCCGGAAGGGGCGGTGTACCAGTTGTGTTGTCCGATTACTTGTCTGTAGTAGGTTGCAGCGGCTGTCTCGACGTAGTAGCGCGTCAAATCGTCAGAGCCCACATATGAGTTCGTGCCGACTTCAATACGCTGATTTCCGTTGGATGCGACATACGAACCAGCGCCGGTGACTGTAATGGCTTTGTAAGTCGAACCCCATGCACTCGGCGTCACCCCCAAACCGAGGTTGCCACCTGCAAGACCGATAACCGTATTGTTTCCGAGTGGGTTGATGTAAAGCGGTTTGCTACCAAAACCTTGAACCCAAGAATAGTTAGTGCCTTCTGATCCGATACCAACATAAGGGCCAGTTGACGTAGCAATTCTGGCAATAGGGGTAGAAGCGCTGGCGCTACCGACCGCGTGCAACACAGATTGAGGCGAACTCGTCCCAATCCCCACATTCCCAGCAAAATAGTTCGCCGCAGTCCCTGACGCATAGATGTTCCACTTGTTCGTGCCAGAGGAAACCAGCGAGGTGATGCCGAAGTTGTTTGTGCCAGATGTCAAATCTTCAATACGAATGCCGTGCTGACTTGTGATAGACGCGCTAGTACCCAGAGTTACATTTAGGATACGAGCGCCACTGGCATTAGTTACGGCAACAGAATCTGCAATTGAATTGCCTGCTAGGAAAGCAGCAGAATTTGTAGTTCCAGACAAAACAGCAGTTGAACCAATTGAATATTGATTACTACCGCTAGTAGTAGAACCTCTTGCTAATATGTTATACGCCCCGCTGGCAGCACCCCCCACCCCCATATACCCATTCACCGTCA